CCCGCGCAATTGACCGCCCTCGACCGGGTCGATCACATGGATGACCTCGGACGCCGGCACCCGCACGGTCTCGAAGGCAAGCCCGGGATCGGTGCTGTCGCCCGGATGGCGGCGCAGGAAGTGATAAGCGACACGCCGCCCGATCCGGTCAAACTCAATGCCCTGACGGACCGCATTGCCATTGGCGGCCACACCGGTCTCGTGAAGAGGCAGCATCTCCGAGGGGAGCATCTGAAGCTGCAGCGGCACCGTCAGCCCGTCCTCTGCCCGACGCGGCCGGATCCGAACAAAGACCTCGCCGGCCAAGAACACCTCACGCGCGGCGCGGCGCTGCAGCCCGTAAAAATCGGTCAGACCCTCGGCATCCGCCTCATCGGTCCAGGCAAGCCAAAGCCGCTGCAATTCTTCCTTCCGGCCCGCGTCCACCAACTTTGAGATCGGCTTAATCCCATCGCCGACGGTATTGGCGGCCCAGCTTTCCACGGCGTTCACCGCATAGCCATTGTTGCGCACGAGCCAGCGGGCGCGGGCGGTGATGTCAGGGCCAGAAGCCGCAATCAGCGCATTCACATGCGCCCGCGTGGCCTGGAATCCCCGCAGGCGCCGATGGTGCTGGCCCGCATCGAACCCACCGATGAAGGCGCCAAGGCGCTGCCGCCAGTGCATCGCAGCCCCCATCACAGGTTTTTCACGGCATAGGGGCGCAAGATGCGCCGGGCGCCGCGCTCGAGTTTCGCTATGCGCCGCTCGACATCGCCAATCGCGGCGGCGAGCTCGGCGTCCGTACCATAGGTCACGGTCTTGCCGTCATAGCTGACCGACCGCGTGCCGCTGTAGCGCGCGGTCAAGAGCGCGCTCAGGTGGAGTTTCAACTCATCGAGGGTCATGGATTGGTATTCTCATGTAGGGGCTGCACGCGTAATACGGAGCAAGAGGAGTCACCCATGTCGAACATCACCTCAGGTAAACGGCCGCCCAATCACGCCCTGCGCAGTGACGACCCGGTACCATCGGAGGCCGAGGCTTGGGCTCGCGCGAATGCTGAAGCTATCGCGCAGCGCCGTGTTTGGATTGACACAAATGGCACGCCGCTTGCTGACATTCAGATCTTGCAGGGCATTTAGACATCAAGGCTCAAGACGACCCTGCTCATTCCATGTATCGGGGCGTGCTGATCTTCCAGCCGCGCCGCCGGGGGGCGGTGATCTGTCCGGCCTGAGGCTCAGCCGCTTTCTCGGTCGCAGCGATTTCCACGGTGGCCAGGGTCTCGACCCCCGCCTGTTTCTCCAACTGCCGCCACATCCGCTCATCGAAGCGATCAGCCCCAAGGATCCAGGCCGCCGCACGGGCGTAGACCCGGGTATCAAGCGCCTCGTTCCGCTCCCGCATCTTCTGCCATTCCTGCCGGGCATAGCCGCGCCGATCGCGGATCGTGACCAACTGCTCGGCCACGAGCTGCTTCAACCATTCGCTGTCAGCCCAGTCGGGCAGGTGGATCGTGCCTGCAGGTATGGGCACGCCCCGCGCGCGATCCTCATCCGAAGGCCGTTCCAGCCGCAGATGGCGATAGGTTTCCGCCTTGAAGGTGGCGGTGGCCACGGTCCAGAGCCGCGCCCCGCGCTTGAGCTTGCGCCCATTCACGGTGGCATCGACAAAGGTTGGCCCCGCGACGGGTGTCGCCCGGTTAAACCCCTCAAGCCCCTTTACCGGCGCCACCTGCGCAATGCCCTGCACCCGCGCCCAAGCATAGACGGCGGCAGTTTCATATCCGGTGTCGATCGCCAGTTTGGCGAGTGGCATCACCGCGCCGTTCTCATGCACCCAGGTGCGGCTGAGGAGCGCGGTCAGCGCCGCCCAGCAGGCCGGATCGACCGGACCGCCAGGAAGGACGATGTGATCGATGAGCCAACTTGTCCCACCGCGACCCCAAGCCCAGACATCGACTTCGATGCGGTCCTTCTGCACATCGGCCCCTGCCGTGAGGAACAAGCCCCCCGCCGGGATCTGCGCTGCAAACACCTCGCGCCGATCGGCCAGCCGCTGCCATTCTGGTGCATCACCACTTTCGACCCAAGTTTCGCCGAGGAGCGTGTTACGCGCCGCGCGCAGCATCTCGTCGGAACCCTGGGCCGCAAGCCACTCCCGTGCAATCTGCTCCCAGCTTTTCCAGCCGATTGGTGAATAGAGCGCCGAGAGGTGGAAGCCGATGGCGTTCGGATCGGCACTTTGCGCAGTCGCCCGCCATTCGCCGCGCGCCAACATCTCCGTCTTGTGGTGCTCTGCGATGGGCCGCTCACAACTGGCACAATGATAGGCTGCCGTTTCCGGTTTCCCCTTTGCCCAGCGTAAGCGCTCGAACTGCAGCCATTGCATATGGCCACAATGCGGGCAGGGCACAAAGTAGCGCCGCTGGTCCGAGGCATCGAACTCGCGTTCGATGCGGCTCAGCCCACGGATCGTCGGCGTTGAGACCATGAAGACCTTGCGCCGATGCGCGAAGGTGGTGGTGCGCGCCTCGGCCAGCGTGACCGGGTCGCCTTCCTCGTCGGCCGAAGCCGGATAAGCATCGACCTCGTCGAGAAACACATAGCGCGCCGGCATCGAGCGCAGGCCGGTCGCCGAGTTGGCGCCGGTCAGCACCAATATCCCGCCCGGGAATTCCTTCGACAGCATCGAATTGCCCGCGTCGCGCGACCGCGCTGGCTGCACGCGTTCCTTCAGCGCAGGGCTTTCCTCAATGAGCGGATCGATCCGGCCGCGCGAACTGCGCTTTGCCATCTCCACTGTTGGCAGCACCGCCAGCATTGGCCCCGGCGCATGATGGATGACAAAGCCGATCCAGTTGTTGCCGGCCTCTGTGGCACCAACCTGGGCTGCTTTCATAAAGCTGATCCGCTGCGCCGGGTGGCTGGGCGAGAGGGCATCCATAACGTCGCGCAGGTAGGGCGTCCGTGCCGTGCGGTATTGCCCAGGTTCCGCCGCAGCCCGCGACGACAGCTTGCGGTGCTTGTCTGCCCATTCCGATACCGTCAGATCCGGATCGGGCCGCATTCCCTGACGCCAGACGCGCAGGATCTCCTCGGCACCGTCAAAGCCAAGATCAAGGCCCGCGGTCAGATCAGATGTTTCTTCCTCCTCATCCAAGCGAGACCCTGAGGTCGGCAAGCGCGTCGAGCTGCTCTCGGACATGGGTTTCCAGCACCCTTTGCAGGATCGCAGTCTCGATTGCCACCGCCGCCCCCGATGCCTTCTCCATTTCTGCAGACAATTGCGCGGCCATGAGGGCCGCCACACGCGTGGGCCAGGTCACCCAGGTATCGCGCTCTTGCCGGGCCAGCCGGAACACCAGGGTCTCGGCGCGCGCCCGATCCACCAGCACGCCCTTCTTCTTTTGGATCGAGAGCTGACGCTCTTGCGCCTGGTACACGGTCAGCGCCGTCCGTGCCTTCAAATAGGAGGTGCTGTCCCCAGGCCCGGATAGGCTGCCAGGCCCCGGCGACGGACCAACACTGCCATCACCGCTCGCTCCCAACCCACCGCGCGACCGCGCTTGCTGATCTGGATCGGTCATCGCGCCGCGCCGAGCGTCGGACGCTGCCGCGTCGATCGAGCCATCGGCAAAGAGCACCAAGCGGCCCGTCTTGCGCGCTTTTTGCACCGCCCCGCGGGAAAGCCCGCTATGGGTGGCGTAGTCGCGTTCAGATAGACCTTCCATGGCAATTGCAGGTCTTTCAACATATTGGAAATAAACAAGAAAAATCGTCTATTTGCCGTTGATTACACTTTCCCGCTGAGCGAGTCTGACCCGCGAGACCGGGTGCATCGTGCACCTGCCAGGCAGGGATCAGATGATGACCAAGCGCAAACCCAGCTCGGATGCCGCACGCGACGCGCTGCTGATGGAGATCGCCGAGCGGCACTTCTTCCTCGAAACCCTCGAGACCCGGAACTCCGACCGTCTCGACTTCCACGATGTCGCGGTCTGGGCGATCCGCTCGGCGCTTGAAGCGGCCTATGAGGCCGGGTGCCAATCAGTGAGGGCGTCCTAAGGAACGAAACGATGACCAAGCACGCCATTCTGCCCAGCCGCAACGAAGACGCAGGTTTTTTCGGGGCCATGACCACCTGTCCCCTGCGCGAGCGGCGAAGCGCAGAGGTCTGGGCACTGGCCTCGACCATGATCGCCGCCGCGGTTCGCGCGAAGAGCGAGGAAGACCTGATTGGGGTGCGAGACTTTTTGGATAGCCGTTCGGGGCGCCATTTTGCCGATGATGTGATGGGGGCCCTGCAAAGCGGGACGGCCGACAGCGCAAGTGCCATCAAAGCCACCATTGCAAATGGCAGGGCTGGCGCATCTCGGCCCAGACCCAGCGCCTTGAGGGGATCCCGGCTGGTCTGCCTTACCTGACCGGCTGGGTGCAGTATTTTGCCGCGGCCGCTGCGCAGGGCGAAAGCGCCTGACCAAACACCCTCACGCCTGATGAGCCAAGGAGGCGCAGACAGATGCCCAAACTCACAGATACCCAAAGCCAGATCCTGACCGCCGGAGCCCAGCGCCCCCGCAACCTTGCGTTGCCACTGCCTAAGGGTCTCGTCGGTGCGGCGGCCAAGATGGCCGTTGGCAAGATGATCGACAGCGGCTGGCTTCAGGAGGTTGAGGCCAATATTCGGCGCGGTGACCCGCTTTGGCGCGAAAAGGGTGAGGGTCTCGGTACCACGCTGGTGGCGACCGACGCTGGCCTGTTGGCAGTCGGCATAGACCCGGTGGTGGTCCAAACCATGTCGGCGATCCGCGTGAGGGCGAAAGCCGGGTCCGAAGCCGAACCGAAAGCGCCAGCTCCGCGGGCGGGGACCAAACAGGCACACCTCATCGAGATGCTGCGGCGGTCCGAAGGCGCCACGTTGGGGGAAATCACCGCCGCGACGCAATGGTTGTCGCACACGGCGAGAGCCGTGATCTCTAGCGCCTTGCGTAAGAAACTGGGCCTGAGCGTCACTGCCGCAAAGGAAGGCGGCCGGGGAATGGTATACAGGATCAATCCAGCGGTTTGACCTGGCCGTGCGGCGTCACGCCGCCAGTCGCTTGGCCTTCAGATCTGCGAAGCTCTCGCCGGTTTCCGCCAGTGTGGCACTACCACCGGTGAACTGCTGCCAGCGTTCAATGGCAACATCGACATAGGCAGGGTTCAGTTCGATCCCGAAACAGACCCGCCCGCTGGTCTCGGCCGCAATCAGCGTCGTGCCCGATCCCATGAAGGGCTCGAACACTGCCTGTCCGGGGCTGGAGTTGTTCAAGATCGGGCGGCGCATGCATTCGACCGGCTTTTGTGTGCCGTGCACGGTCTCGGCATCCTGATCCTTGTTTGCTATCTGCCAGAGGGTCGTTTGCTTGCGGTCGCCTGCCCAGTGGCCCTTGCCGGTCTTGCGCACCGCATACCAGCAGGGTTCATGCTGCCAGTGATAGTCGCTCCGGCTGAGAACCAGACGGTCCTTGGCCCAGATGATCTGCGACCGCACGGCGAACCCCGCCGCCACCAGGCTTTCCGCCACGGTCGAAGAGTGCAGCGCGCCATGCCAGACATAGGCGACATCGCCTGGGAACAGCGCCCAAGCCTCGCGCCAATCGGCCCGGTCGTCGTTCAGCACCTTGCCGGTGCGCTTGGTCTTGGTGGCCCCAGCCTGATTGCGCCAAGACGGGTCATATTCCACGCCATAGGGCGGATCCGTCACCATCAGCAGCGGTTTCACGTCCCCCAGCAACCGGCCGACCACATCGGCCGAGGTGCTGTCGCCACAGATGAGCCGATGCGGACCAAGCAGCCAGAGATCACCCGCAACGGAAACCGGTGTGACCGGGGGCTCGGGCACATCGTCCTCGCCCTCGACGGGGCCATCGCCGCCCAGCGCCTCTGGGTCCCGCAGCAGCGCGTCGAGATCTTCGTCGGCAATCCCAAGCAGCGACAAGTCAAAATCCTCGGCCAGAAGCCCCGCGATCTCCTCGCGCAGCATCGCCTCATCCCATTCTCCGAGTTCGGTCAGCTTGTTGTCGGCGATCCGGTAGGCCCGCCGTTCTGCCTCGTCGAGATGGCCGAGCCGGATCACCGGTACATCTTTCAGCCCCAGCATGGTCGCGGCCAGCACCCTACCATGCCCGGCGATTAGCTCACCGTTGTCGGCGACCATGCAAGGCACCGTCCAGCCGAATTTCGCCATGCTGGCCGCGATCTTCGCCACTTGGTCGGTGCCATGGACTTTGGCGTTCTTGGCATAAGGCCGCAGCCGGTCGAGCGGCCAGATCTCGATCTGGCTCGGTGTGAACACCAGGTCCATAGGGCAGGTCTCATTTTGGGGTAGCGCGGGCGACCGGGCGGACGCGGCCGGCGAAGGCCGCGTCACGATCAGGTCCGCGATGTGGGGAAAACAAAAGCGCCCGCGAGGGGGTTCCTCCGGGCGCAATTCTTCGATGCTCAAGGGGTAGGGCAAGAGGGGCAGCTTTGTCAAGTGAAAAAACACAGAGATTCAATGACTTCTCAGCAGGTGGCCTCAAAGGGCTGGCTTCTCGCCGATGGACTCCTCACGAGAATCCAGCGCGGCAAAGTCGTGGTTTCCACAAGTCTTTGA